TGGATGGAGAACATCATCAGAATCGCGTTCGACGCGGCAAGAAGAAAGGCAATGGAGGAGTGAGCAGGCCACGCGCCCGTGAACGCAAACCAGCATGGCTTCGCGCGTTCATCCCGAAATCCAGCCCGCTCGTGGTCACGGTCTGCGAGGGGTGTGGCCTGTATGTGATTCAGGACAGGGAGAGCGTGTGGGAGTCGTGGGACTGCGGACTTGTGGAGGGTGATGACCTGACGGTGGCGATAATCCTCGGCCGGCCGTTGACGCGGGTTGTCTGGCTGCCATCAGTCGGCTATCCGTTGCTGCGCAGCGTGAGCGGGAGTGCGGGCATCAGGCCTGACGGCCAATACCTCGCTGGTCACATGTGCCGCTTGGCAAGAGTGAGCGTCAAGCCGTTCAAGCCGCCGAAAAGAGACCGTCCGCCGGGCAAGCCGTGGGGCGGACGCAACCTCACGAAAAGGGAGCTCGATGAATTCAAACGCATCTGGGACATGCCGTATTCGCGGCTCAAATATGAGAAAGCCCCAACCGTGGTCGGCCAGGGCGATGAGAAGCAAGCATTATTCTAGCCGACCAGCCGGAAGGGGCTTAGCATGAACTGCCAGAACTGCAAGACGATAACCGAAGAGGGGTATTCACTGTGCGCAGCATGCGAGATGCGTTTCGCCGGCACGCTCCTGCGATTGGCGCATGATGTCACGCCATTGCATGACAGCCTCGACGCGACATTGCATCCGGGCGGGCATTCGCCCGTGCGCATCCAGACGGCCACTCCCCCGACGCCGATACGCTTGGACGTGCTCGACCTGATCGACATGCTCGACGCCACGGCCCGTGAACTATGGCGTTGCCTCGACGGCATCGACGCCTTGGACTGGCGCAAAGACAAACGCAACGAGGATCTGAAGGCCACGCTCATCGCATGCGCAGGCCACCCCAGGCTCGCCACGTTCGCGGACGCGGGCTTCTACATGCACGTCATCAACGACCTTGCCCGCAAGGTCGATACGGTTTTGGACCCGCCAGAGCAACGCCGCGAAATCGGCACCTGCGAACTATGCGAGACCATGCTCACCGCAGGCGCGGCAGACCAGTGGGTCACCTGTCCCGTGTGCGGGAGGGAACAGCGAGCTCAGACGGTCAAACTGCGCCGACTCAAGACATTGTGTTGGGATGATTCCGAGCGAGGTTCGGCGGCGGACATCTCCAAGGCATTCGCCGTCTCGGGGCTCAAGGTCAGCCGTAAGACCATCACCACGTGGGAGCAGCGCGGCAAACTGCCCCGTCATGCGGATGGATACGCCTACTGCGACGTGTACCGGCTGCTCATCGGCCCCGATTTGACAAAATCCGTTAGGTGAAGCCATAATATGCAGTGGCAGAAGTGTCGAAAACCCAGCTCAAGTGGCTGGGTTTTCGCGTATCTATGCTTTGTTCTTGCGTGGCCTTCCTCCGCCGACACCACGTCCCGGACGTTGGGCGTTCCATTCATCGATGGTCTCAGGCAGCCAGCCCCGAGTGCGGCCTATGGTCGCGTCGGGTTCGGGGAGTTTGAGGTTGAGCAGGCCGCCGCTGGTGATGCCAAGGCGTTCTGCGACCTGTTTGACGCCGAGATATTCAGTCGCCATTGCTTGCCCTTCCTGCCAGATAACCCAGCACGCCCGAGCACATTCCGAACACACCTGCCGGTACGCTCTGGGATGCGATGGCCAGCGCGAGGCTGACGACTCCGAACATGAGTGCGATGATTCCTATCTTGCCGTTCATGATGTTCCATGGAATAGTTGGGAGTGGAGCCGTGGCTCTGGATAGTACGATTATCCGGAATCCACGGCTCTTGTTACCGCTTGCGCCGTCTGTTCAGCGGCTTTCGCGGCTTGCTCTTCGCAATCAATGCGACGGCCACGGCGGCGATGGGTGCGAGTGCCGCACCCAATCCGGAGAGGAACTCCCCGATGGCCTTGAGCAGCTCCGCGATCTGTTCCATGTTCACCTCCTTTCCTTGGCTGACATATCTATAGTAACACAATAACTATAGATATGCAAGCCGAGGACACCAAGACACGCCAACGGACACAATGACTGCGAGGCACACATGAGCTGGCGAGTCTGCTCGACACCCGGATGTCCGAACCTCATCGAGACACCGGCACGCAAATGCGACGCCTGCACCCGAGCCCAACGGGACCGCACCCGTACCCGTGGACGCAACCCATACAACACCAAGGGACATCAATCGTTTCGCAGGCAGGTGCTCGCACGAGACCCATACTGCACATGCCCCGGCGACCCCGAGCACGGAGGCTGCGGCAAACACAAGGGGCTCTGCGGAAAACCAAGCACAATCGCGGATCATTATCCATACGAGCGAATCGAACTCATAGACATGCGACTCAATCCGAACGACCCGAAGTTCGGACGAGGATTGTGCAAACAATGCCACGACGTGAAAACCGGCAGAACAAGACCAGCAGGCTTCAATACCAAACAGTAAAAAAACAATCAGCAGCCGCACATCCCCGCAAAAACGACCGGCAACACCCAGGGGGGTGGGGTATCGACCACCCCTGCCTGAACCGCCGGTGAGCTGTCTGTCGGGTGCGCAGGGTTCAAACATCGCCGACGGGCCGCCGCGAGGGCGGTCCCGTCGATCTGTCGCTAGGGCGCAAGGCCATGACGAGAGGTGAACATCATGCCAAGTGGAGGCAAACGAGTACGCTCCGGGCCGGCCAAGGACCCGAACAGCGAGAAGAGCCGCAGACTCGGATACACATTGCAGAGCCTTCCGAACACCGAGTGCCGGATGAAGCCGCCGGAATGGCCCTTGGAGCCCGCCGATGACAAGCGCGTCCGCAAACTTGAGGCGGAGAAGTGGAAGTGGCTGTGGAAGCTGCCTCAGGCACGCGCCTGGCATCTGCCCCAGTTCAAGTGGATGATTCACGAACTGGCGTTGTACGCGCGGCTTTCCACCGCATGCGAGATCGCGCCGGCACCCACGGCGTTGACCGTGCTGCTGCGCATCTCCGACCGCGTCGGCATGAGCGCCGCCGGATTGCAGGCATTAGGCTGGAAAATCGAGGCCGAGGCCGAGCGGAAGCCAGTCGATTCGGAGTTCACGCGCCGCAGGGCCAAGGAGCTGAACCGGGAATCAGCCGCCGAACGCTCTCCCATGGACGAGACGAAGCATGTGTACCAGCGTCGGATGAGCGGCAATGGCTGACGAGGATTCATGGCTCATCGACTTCCCCACGTTGGGGCATCTGGTGTGCGCATGGATCGAACGTCACTGCCGGCAGCCTGACGGCCCGTTGCGAGGCCGTCCAGTGGTGCTGTCCGACTGGCAGTACTGGCTGGCGGCGAACCGTTGGCGCATCCGCGAGGACGCCCCATATGTGCCGCCCGAGGAAGTCACCGTCGACAACCCGATGGTACTCAACCAGGCATTCGAATACCGCATGACGCTGACCGTCGGACCGCAGAAATGGGGCAAGGGGCCATGCACGGCGTTCTTCACCGCCGCCGAGGGCTGCGGGCCCACCATCTTCGATGGCTGGGCGCGAGAAGGCGACATGTACCGTTGCGCTGACAACGGTTGTCCGTGCGGCTGGGAGTGGCCGTACAATCCGGGCGAGCCGAAAGGCCGTCGACATCCGTCGCCGCTCATCCAGCTGACCGCCAACTCCGAGGAACAGGTACGCAACATCTACCGTCCTCTCGTGGCGACGATCCTGCTGGGCCCGCTCAAGGAGCTCATGCGCGTGAGGGACACCTTCATCCGCATATTGCAGCCGGGGCGCGAAGGCGAGGCCGACGCCTTGGACTTGGATCGCATCGACGTGGTCACCGCCTCGGCGAAATCCCGTCTGGGCAATCCGATCACGGACGCCGAACAGGACGAGGCCGGCCTGTACACGAAATCGAACGGCATGATAGCGGTCGCCACCACGCAGCGCCGAGGAGCCGCCGGCATGGGCGGCCGCACACATGCGTGGACGAACGCATGGGATCCGGGCGAGGACAGTTACGCGCAGCAGGTGTTCGAGAACGCCGAGGACGACGTGTTCGTGTTCTACCGGAACCCCGATCTCGCGAAATCATTGCGTCACCGCGACGGCCGGCCGTTGGACTTCAATCTGAAATCCGAACGCTTGAAGATGCTCGAATACGTGTATCGCGGCTCCCCGTGGGTCGACCTTAATTCCATCGAATCGGAAGCCAAGGCGCTGATGAAGACCGACCCTACCCAAGCGGAACGGTTCTTCGGGAACCGTCTGGTGCAGGGCGGCGGCGCATGGCTCGAAGACGGACTGTGGGAGAGCTGCTATGCCGGCGCATGAACTCTGGTTGCCGAACCCGCCAAAAGGCACGCGCGTATGCGCGGGCTTCGACGGTTCGGAGAACGACGACTGGACATGCATCAAGATGGAGACCCTCGACGGGCTGATATTCACTCCCCGATACGGGCCCGACCGGCGTGCGACCATCTGGAACCCGAAGCAGTGGGGCGGGCGCATCCCCCGCGCCGAGGTATCCGCAGCATGGGCGGAACTCAACGACCGCTACAAAATCGAACGTGCCTACTGCGACCCCGGCTTCCGCGACGAACTGTCATGGGAATCGGAGATAGAAGCATGGGATCGCGCCTACGGGCCGAAGAAATTCATGCCATGGAGCATGTCGGGCAGCTCCCGCATCGGAGCCGTCTACGAGGCATTGCGCCGATTCGAAGCCGACCTGACCACACATCGCATCACACAGGACGGCTGCCCCGTCACCCGCACCCACATGATGAACGCGCGAAAGGTCGCCAAGACCCTGGAACGCTACGGATTGGCGAAACCCCAGCAGAACAGGAAGATAGACGCCGCCGTGACCAGCGTGCTCGCCCACGAAGCCGCATGCGACGCGCGAGCCGCCGGCTGGGGCGCTCGCAAACACAATTACATGCTTACCGGATCATCGACCAGAAGGAGGTACTGATGGACTACAGCCAGCAGGAACTGTCCTCATTGGCGAACCGACTGGCCGATAAGATCCAGTTCCGTCGACCCAGCATCGGCACCCACACCGATTACGTCTTGGGCAAACGCGGCAAGCTCAAGTTCGCGTCCAAGGAATTCAAGCGCTACATGAGCGACCGGTTCTCCGACTTCTCCGACAACTGGTGCCTCCCCGTGGCGCAGGCCCCGGTGGAACGCATCAAGTTCAAGGGCTTCGTCCCTTATGATGACGTGAAGCTCGGCACCGGCATCATGAAATGCCTCGACCGCAACGACTTCGAACGCGGACTTCAGGAAGCCGCGCTGATGATGACCACCACGGGCCGCGCGTTCGCTTTGGTCACGCAGGTCGACGGCAGGGCCCGCATCACGTTCGAGCACCCGGACAGCGCCGCAGTCATCTACGATGCGCGCACCGGCCAGCCGTCAGCCGGGTTCCTCATCCAGCAGGGCGACGACAAGGAGTACGGCACCCTCATGCTGCCCGGCTGGACGGTCAGCATGGAACGCAAGAAGATGCTCGATCTGACCGACCAGCGCGTGCCGCCCGACGTGTACGGCTGGAAGATGAATGACCCTCAGCCCACCGGTCTGGACACGATCCCCCTGCGCGAGTTCCGCAACCAGATGCTATTGGACAATGCGCCGATCAGCGACATCGCGCACGTCGAATCGATGCAGGACACGGTCAACGTCGTATGGGCCTACCTGCTGAACGCATTGGACTACGCCTCACTGCCGGCACGAGTCATCCTCGGCGGAGACCCGCTCGTCGAGCCCGTCTACAACGAGGAGGGACAGCAGGTCGGCGAGAAGCCCATCGAACTCGACAAGCAGGTGCTGGAGCGCATCTACCAGTTCACCGGCGACAACGTGAACCTGGGCGAATGGTCAAGCTCGAACCTGAACGTGTTCATCCCGGTCATCGAAAAAGCGGTGGAGCATATCGCCGCCGAAACACGCACCCCCGGCCATTACCTGCTGACGAACGCGGAGGTTCCGGCCACCGGCTACGAGGTCGCCGAAGCCGGCCTCGTATCCAAGACCATCGAACGCATCAGCTTCCTGAAATCCCCCATCCGCGACATCTGCAGCATCGCCATGCGCTACGAGAACGACGTGGCTGAGGCGGACATCATCGCCGACTCCAAGGTGCAGTTCGCGACCCCGCAGTATCGCAGCGAAACCCTGATGGCGGACGCGATGCTCAAGTACAAGCAGCTCGGCTTCCCGATCCAATGGGTCGCGGAGCAGATGGGGCAAAGCTCGGACGAGGTGCAGCGCATCATGCGCATGCGCGCCGACGAGATGGCCGACCCCGAACTCGAATCGTTGAACCGTGCCCTGCAGATCGGAGGCGCTGATGGCGGTCGAATCTCAGGTGCTGGCCTACAGTCAGAAACGGCTGGCGACGTTGGAGCTGGCGGCGGACAGGGCCGCACGCAGAACATGGAACAGGGTCGACGCCAATAACATCCAGGCGTCGTGGAAGTCGATAAGCCGCGACTTCCTCACCCTGTTCTCCACGATCCAAACCAAGTCGGCGGAGACAGCCATCGACGCGAGCGGCATGATGCTCGCCGAACAGGGCGTGTACGTCACTCCCCATGCTTTGGCTAACCCGAACGCATTCGCAGGCTGGGCTCCGTCCGGCCTCGACATCGCCTCCTACTTCCAATCCCCCGTGTTCGCCGCCCTGCACGCGATACGCACCGGCAGCTCCCCGTTGGAGGCATTGGAATATGGGCGCAACCTGCTGGTCATGCTTACCTCTCTGGCGGTCATGGACACCGCCCGCCAGGCGGAATCACTGGACATCACCAGCCGTCCCAAGGTCGGCTACATCCGCGTCGAATCCGCCACCTGCTGCGACCGATGCATGCTGCTGGCCGGCAAATGGTTCCGATTCAACGAGGGGTTCCTGCGCCACCCGCACTGCCACGGCCGCCACGTGCCCTGCAGCCAGGGCATGGCCAAACAACAGGGGTGGATCAGCGACCCCATGGAGGGTTTCAAAAGCCTCTCCCGTGAGGAGCAGGACAAACGCTTCGGCACGAACTACGCCCAGGCCATCCGCGATGGCGCCGACATCTACCAGGTCGTCAACTCGAAACGCGGCATGCAAAGGGTGGGCAAAGGCTATACGGCGCTGACCACCAGCGAGGGCACCACCCGATACGGGTGGGCCAGCATGCAATACGCCCAGCAGTCCGGACGGAGGATGAAACGCCGCCTGTCCATCGACGGCATCTACTCGCTGACCGGAGGCGACCGGGAGAAGACCATAGCCGCGTTGAAGGCCAACGGCTACTACGTGGACAACGACTGGCGCGGCAAGGTGCCCGAGATCCGCAAAAGCATGTGGCTGCACGACAACACGTACCGGCAGGGGCGCGTCGAACTATTGACCGCCGCCGAGAAGCGCGTACAGACCGCGAAGCTCCGCTACGAGGCCGTATTGGAGGGACGCAACCCCAACGATGGCCGCATGCCCCTCACCCCCGAAATCGCCGCCCAATGCGAACGCGAATACCGCCGATGGGTCACCTCCGGCGGCCAGATTTTCCAGCAATGATCCAGCGAATCGAAAGGAAGAACATGGATCCCGCAAACCAGAACCAGCAGACAGGCGACAACGAGGCCAAGAAGCCGGAGAACACCGGCGGCGAGGATTGGCAGTCGAAGTTCGAAGGACAGCGGAAAGTCAACCGCGACCTCGAAAAGAAACTGAACGAAGCCTACGCCAAGGCCGACAAGGTAGACGAACTCGAAAAACAGATCGCCGCCCTGCAGGGCAAGGAAGCCGAATACGAGGCCGCCCGGAAGGAGCAGGCCGTCAAGGACGAGGCCCTTGCCGCCGCCAACCAGCGCATCCTCAAGGCCGAAGTCCGCGCCGCAGCCAGCGGCAAGCTCACCGACCCGGCCGACGCCCTGCGCTACCTCGACCTGTCCAAGTTCACCGTCACGGATGACGGAAGCGTGGACAGCCAGGCCATCGCCAATTCGATCGGCGAACTGCTGGAACAGAAACCTTATCTCGGGAAAGCCGAGCAAGCACCCTCGGGTGCGAACATCACGCCGCCCAGCGGAACACGGGACGGCGACCGCCATCAGGGTCAGCTCACCCGAGACGACCTGAAAACCATGAGCCCCGCAGAAATCGTCAAAGCCCAACAGGACGGGCGACTGAAGGACCTGCTCGGAGCCAACTAACGGAAGGAGGCCTTAAATGGCCATCACCAATTTCATTCCCGAACTCTGGAGCGCCAACATCCTGCTGGAACTCCAGAAGAACCTCGTCTACGGTTCCGCCGTGAACCGCGACTACGAGGGCGACATCGCCAACTACGGCGACACCGTGCACATCACCGGCATCGCGCACATCAGCATCGGCGACTACACGGCCCACACCGACATCACCATCGAACCGGCCACCGACAAGGACGCCGGCGAACTCGTCATCAACCAGAGCAAGTACTTCGCGTTCGAAATCGACGACGTGGAGAAGCGCCAGGCCATGAACAACCTGACCGCCGCATACTCCCAGGACGCCGCCTACAAGCTGCGCGACCTGACCGACCAGTACCTGGCCGGCCTGATGGCAGCCGGCGCGAAGAGCAAGCTCGACCCGATTTCCGGCGCCACCGCCACCAAGGCGTACGACACAATCGTGGATCTGGCCACCGCATTGGACAAGCAGAGCGTGCCCGACGCGGGCCGTTGGGTCATCGTCACCCCGGACTTCTACGGTCTGCTGCGCAAGGACAGCCGTTTCGTCGCTGGCGCCGAGTCCGCTCATTCCACGCTGCTCAACGGCGTGGTCGGTGAGGCCGCGGGCATGACCATCCTCAAGTCCAACAACGCTCCCGCAGCCAAGGGCGGCACCACCCAGTCTCCGACCGATGAGGGCAACGTCATCATCGCCGGCACCAACGCGGCCACCACGTTCGCGGAGCAGATCGCCAAGGTCGAGGCCACCCGCAAGGAGAAGGGCTTTGACGACATCGTCAAGGGGCTGCACCTGTACGGCGCGAAGGTCGTGCGCCCCGAAGCGCTGGCCACCGTACACTTCAAGGTGGGCAAGTGATGGCCGGCAGCTATGAGGCCATGCCCTACGTGGGCGAAGCCGAATAACCGCATAGGGGGTGACTCATGGACACGCTGGCAACGGTCAAGGACCTTGATTCATACGGCATCGAATACGCGGACGGAAAGCTCGCGGGCAAGCTGCTCGAATCGGTTTCGGCCGCGGTGCGCGACGCCGCTGGCTGCCCCATCACACGCGGCGAATACACGGTGACCATCCCCGGTGAAACCTCACGCAGGCTCGACCTGCCCATGCGCCCCGTGATTTCCGTGAGCCGCGTGCTCGTGGACGGCGAGCAGACCGGGGATTGGAAGCTGCTCGGCAACGCGCTGTACAGGGAAAGCCTGTGGAGCCTGCCGAACATGGTCCCCTGTTCCGTCACCGTCACCATGCTCGCCGGCTATGACCCGATCCCCCCGGACATCGTGCGCCTCGTGTGCAGCATGGTCGCAGCCGGACTCGTCCAGCAGTCGAACGGCGGCCCCGGCGCTCACCGCGACGAATCGTACGCGCGAATCGACGACGTGCAGATCGGCTACCGTCAGGGCGACTCCGAGATCATCGACGCACTCGAACTGCCCGAGGGCACGAAACGAGCCCTCCGCAACAGGTTCGGCATGCGAGGCATCGCCATAGGGGTGTTCCGATGAACGTGCAGCACATCCTCAACCGAGGCCGACAGCTCGCCGAATCGTTGATGACCGACCAATGCCGCGTCACCCACATGGGCAAACCGGTCACCGACCCCGAAACGGGACTGGTGGAACCGGCCGCGAACACCGTGTATGCGGGACGTTGCAAGGTGCAGACCTCGGGCGGTCTGGCTGCCGAGAACACGGAGGGCGGCATCGTCGAAGCGTTGGGTGCCGTCACTCCCGTGTGGAGCATGTACGTGCATTTCCCCTACGGCACCACGGGTTTATTGCCGGGCGACGTGTGCGAGATAACCGAAGCCGCCGACCCGAATCTCAAGGGGCGGAAGCTCAGGTTGTTGAACATGCAGTCCGAGAAGACACACTCCACCGCATGCCGGTGGAATGTGAAGGAGGTGGGCAACAGCAATGAGTGACGTGACCATCGACGCTTCGGAGCTGACCTCTTTCGGCCGCCGGATCGCCGCCGCGCATGCCAAGGCCTCAATCGCCGTCGCGAAGGCGGTGAAGAAGGGCGCGCAGAACGTCAAGGAGTCCATTCAGGAGGACGTTGCCGGTTCCGGCAACGCCGGCATCCGCAAGGTGCAGGTCGCCTACGAGATGGGCAGTACCGGCACCACTGTGTACGCGGACGTGAGCCCGCGTGACGGCGGAGCTTCCGATCTGGCCAACATCGCGTTCTTCGGCACCGCGAAAGGCGGCGGAACCCATGACTTCTACGAACATGCGGAGACGGAGCTGCCCACGCTCGCCGAATACGTGGGCGACGCCGCCGACGACATGCTGATAGGAGCCATCGGATTATGAGCGTCATGGACCTGACCAATGCGGTTCTCGACCTGCTGCCCTCCATGCCGTCCGGCGTGAAGGTCTACCGGCAGGAGGAGCCGCTGGAGTCGGAGATGCCGCCGTGGATCATCGCGCGCGTCTCCACCGACCGTCATGTGGCGGCGGAGACGATGCGGTTCACCGCCCACTCCGCCCTGTTGGAGGTTCGCGCCGTCAGCACCACCGTCGACAGCGTGAACATCTGGTGTGACGACATGCTGATTCCCGCGTTGGCGAACCGCTCCCCCACCCGGCCGCCGGGCTACACGGTCGGCCAGCTCACCCTGTACGAGGATTCCGGCGCATACCCGGCCGGTCTGACCGCCGACGACACCGCGCGCCGCTACCAGGTGCGCGTCCTCCGGTTCCGCTTCACGTGGAGCCGACCATAGTCAACCAATCATTTACCAAAAGTCTTCAACGCCATCCCACACGGGGTGGCCTTTTGCTTCAAGGAGCACATTATGACCCTGAAACTGGGTACAGAGATTCCTGGCACCAGCGCCGATGGCAACATCACCACACTATGGGTGCCGACGATCAAGGACATCAAGGCCCCCACCATGGCCGAGCTAGAAGCCGGCACCGACATCTCGAACTACGTCATGCTCGGCGGATGGAGCTTCGACCCGTCGCAGGACGCCGTGTCCGACCAGCGCGAGAACGCCGTGCAGGACTTCGGGGCCCCCGGCCGCAAGAGCGCCGGCGACATCAGCATCGAGGTCATCGACAACACGAACACGGAGCACCAGGAACAGAACGAGGCCGTCACCCTCATGCACGAGGGTGCCTCAGGTTATATCGTGCGCCGTCGCGGCATAGCCACCGACACACCCCTCGCCGTAGGGCAGAAGCTCACCGTCGTGAGCGTCATCTGCGGTGAGAAGCAGGTCATCAACCCGGACGCGAGCACCATGATCCGCTCGAAGATTCCGCTGTTCGCGAAGGCCCCCGGCTGGGAGTCCGAGACCGCAGAGATCTCGAACCCAAAAGGCTGACGCCTCCGACCGTGACCGCCGCAGCCCGTGAGGGAGGCCGGACGGTCACGGTGAAAGAGGCCATCGCCGGCGGCTGACAATTCTTCCGTGCGGGGATTCTAAACCTTTCTGGCCCCGCACGGGCATTCTCTCTTCTCTCTCAGAAAGGTTTTCAGACTTTCAGAAAGGGATAATCATGGCTTTGGAAGTGAAGCGCAAGCGCGTGGACGTCGACCTCATATTGGATCAGGAGAAGGCCGAAAAGGTCGCCGCATTGGGAGCCGACCTGGAGCGCGCCATGGCGCAGCATGTGACCGAGGGCGGCAACGCCGCCGCCAAACGCATCGCCGAACAAATCGACAAGCTGCGAGGCGAGGTGAAGGACGACACCGTCCGCATCACCCTGGAGGCGCTGCCGCTCTTCCAGTGGCGTCAGGTACTCGAAGCGAACACCGTCACCGAGAACGGCGTACCGAAGCAGCGCATCGAGGACATCTGCGCCGACGCCGTCAGACTCATGGTCAGGAAGACCGTGCCGGAAACCCCTGTGGATGATCTGGCGAACGTCATGACCGAACTGTCCGACGGCCAGATCAGCCCCATCTGGTATGCGATCCGTGACCTGAATGCGAAGCTCATCGACCCAAAAGACGCACTCGAATCAGCCTCGCGGATAATCCGCAGACAGTAAGGGAACTGCGAATCTGCCAGAAGCTCGGCATCAGCTACAAACGCTGGCTCGGCTGGGAACCATCGTATCGGGTGGAACGAGACGAACATCGGCGCATCACCGGCTACACGCCGGAAACCGAATGGGATGCGACCGAACGCGAATGGATGCTCGCGCTCGACGAATACGAACACTCATTATGCCCCCAATGCGGCATGCCCATAAGCGTCTGCCACGACGAGCAGACACCCTTCCATTTCACGGCCGACGTCGGCATATGCCAGATATCGCTCATGCAATCCCTCAAGCTCGACGAGTGGAAGAAAGACCATGCGGACGAGAACGAGCTGAAGCAGTCCGCATTGACGGTGGGAATCAAACCAAGATAAATCTCAGGAGGCCGCTATGGCTGGCGGATTGAACCGCAACATCACAGTCCGCCTGCTCGCGGACACTTCGAACTTCACGGCCGGCATGGCCAAAGTCAGCGGCGAAAGCCAGAAGGCTGCGACCACCATGGAAGCCGCCGGAGGTAAGACCAAGCTCATCACCACCGGTGTGGCCGCAGCCGGTGTGGCCGCCACCGCGCTGGGCGTGGCCGCAATCAAGATGGCGGCGGACTTCGACGCCAGCATGAGCACCGTGCAGGCCAACACCGGAGCCAGCGCCGATGAGATGGCCCAACTGCGTCAGGCCGCCATTGATGCCGGCGCCGACACCGTATACTCGGCCACCGAATCCGCCGACGCCATCAACGAACTCGGCAAGGCCGGTCTCAGCACGTCGGATATTCTCTCCGGCGGTCTGAGCGGCGCGTTGAACCTCGCAGCGTCCGACGGCATGGCCGTCGGCGACGCCGCCGAACTCATGGCCACCACCCTCATGCAGTTCAACTTGACGGGCGCCGAATCCACTCAGGTGGCCGACGCGCTGGCGGCCGGCGCAGGCAAGGCCGTCGGTTCCGCCCATGACCTCGGCCTCGCGTTGAATCAGGCCGGAATGGTGTCGCACTCGTTCGGAATCAGCATGCAGGAGACCACCGGCACGCTCGCCGCATTCGCCAAAAGCGGCATGATCGGCTCGGATGCCGGCACCAGTCTCAAGACCATGCTCATCAATCTCGCCAACCCGAGCACGAAGGCCGCGAACACGATGAAGGAACTCGGCATCAACGCCTACGACGCGCAAGGCAACTTCATCGGCCTGTCCGGCTTGGCCGGCCAACTGCGGGACAAGATGAGCGGCCTGTCACAGGAGCAGCGCAACCAGGCGTTGGCCACCATCTTCGGCAGCGACGCCATCCGAGCCGCGAACGTGCTCTACGAGCAGGGCGCGGAAGGTATCGACGACTGGACAAAAAAGGTCTCCGACTCCGGGTATGCCGCAGAACAGGCCGCCGCCAAGAACAACAACCTCAAAGGGGACTTGGAAAGTCTGAGCGGCTCGTTCAAATCCCTCATGATCTCTTTGGGCGAGGGCGGTCAGGGACCATTGCGCTCGGTCGTGCAGATGCTCGACACTCTCGTGGACGCGTTTAGCCAACTGCCAGCACCCGTACAACAGGGAATCGTGCTTTTCACGGCTCTTGCCGGCGGCTCGGTCGCATTGCACAAGGCTATGGCACCGTTGAACGCGAGCAGCAGCCAGCTTGCGCAAACCATCGGATTGATCGCCGACCCAGGGCAAAGGCTTATAGGCCTCGGCTCCGGAATCGCGTCAGCGTTCCAGACATGGGGCTCGACTTTCGGCAGTGCAGAATCTCAGCTAATCACGTTTGGCACCACCGTCAGTCGTTCTCAAGGCGTTATGGCAGGTTTCAAAAACCTGGGAAGCGGCATAGTGTCGTTATTGGGTGGACCGTGGGGTATAGCCATCGGCGTCGCCGGCGCGGCCCTCCTCTCCTTCGCCGACAAGGCCGCAGAGGCCAAGCAGCGAGCCGACTCGCTAAAAACCGCGCTGGAAAGCACCGGCGACGCCAGCAAACAAATCATCGATAATCTATCAAATGCAAAAATCGATAACTCCTGGATCATTCCGGACAATATCGAACAGGCGTATTACGGATACAAGACCCTTGGCAGCTTACTCGATGATGTCGGAATCAAGATGTCCGACATGGCACTGGCCGCACAGGGCAACTCGGCAGCAATGCGCCGAATCAACGGTGTCACCGATGAAATGATCGCGAAAGGCGGCAAGCAAAAAGAACTCGCGGGAATCATTCTCAGCCAGCTCAACGAGGAAAAGGATAACTATAACAAGGCATCCGATGCAGCCAAGTCAAAAGCCAACGCACTCGCTGAAGTAGAGAATGCTACCAACGGCGCTGCTGACGCCACTGGAGAATACTCAAACGCAACACAAGGCGCTACGACCAGCACTCAGGATTTGATGGACGCCATCGACGATCTCGTTAAAGGCTTCCTCAGCCTGCCCGGCGTGCAGCTGTCCGCGGATCAGGCCGTAACCCAATTCAACCAGGGAATACTCGACCTCAACGAGAACATCGCGAAGAACGGCCGAGTGCTCGATGAAAACGGCAACGCTCTGGCGGGATACGAGTCTCAGGCGTATGACAGCCAGAGCGCGCTGCAGGGTCTCGCCTCGACCGCGCAGAGCACGGCGCAGAAGATCATCGAGGAAGGCCAGGCCCACGGCGATGCCGCAGCAGCCACCCAGCAGGCGGGCGACATCCTCGAGCGCGCACGCCAGGCATACATCGCCAACGCCACGGCAGCCGGCATGAGCGCCGACGCGGCCGCAGCTCAGGCAGACCGTTACGGTTTGGCCCGCAGCGAGGCCGACAGGCTGCGTCAGAGCATCGAGTCCATGAACAGCGAGGCCGCTAACCCTGTTGACGTGAGGATTACGATCACGGACGAGGCCAGCGACGTGCTGGACAAGGTGAAGGTCAAGGCCGAGAAAATCGATGACAAGACCGTGCGCATCAGCGGCGACAACACCGACCTGATGCAGAAGATCGCAGACGCCACCGGAGCCACCATCGACCCGAAAACCGGCAAACTCGATCTGGACAAGACCCAGTTCGATTATGCGATGGCCATCGCCGCAGGTGCCACCATCGACCCGAAAACCGGGTTGCTGCAGGGGGACAACAGCGACATGCTGGCCAAGGTGGCCGAAGCGAACGGCTGGACCATCGACTCGAAAACCGGCTATATCTATGCAAACGACGATCAGGCCATCGGAGTGCTCCAAGGCCTGAACAACATGCAGATCGCGGACAAATGGTTCACCATCCATGGCAAATACGAGGATTCCTCAGGCGGCACGTATTCCAGCAGCGGTTATCGCCCGAAGGGCGCGATGGGCAACATACCAACCGGCAAGACCGGTGGCCTGTTCACCGGCTACGGGGTTTCGATGCGCGGCTACGCCGGCGGCGGCCGTGTCATCGAGGGGCTGCTGCCCGGCAAGGCCACCTACACGGGGGACGACAATATCACCCTGTCGAACGCGCGCGTCAAAAGCGGCGAATTCGTCAGCAACGTGAAATCGGTCGGCTATTACGGTGCCGATTTGTACGCGGCCATGAACCGTCGTCAGATTCCACGTGAGGTGTTCGCGAAGGTTCCCGCCGCGCAGACCGTCCCCCAGGGTCGGGCCATGCAGCCATCGGTGACCAATGTCACGGTCAACGTTGCAGGGTCGAAGAGCCCGGAGGTCGTGGCACGTGAGACGGTGGAAATCATCCGACGAGAGCTGGGGGTGAGGCAGTGAGGATCGCTTTGACGCCTCCGCTGGACAGTGGTCTGGAACCCGTCGTATTCGTGGATGGCAGTCCGCAGAACCTCTTCGCCACGTTGCATGATCCGTTTGAGGTCACGCTGGCAAGAAACTCGACGGACGGCTGGTATACGGCGGCCGAGGTACGGGAATCGCCGACCGATCGTCCGCAGGCGGACGGCGCCTACTGGCCATCCAGAATGACGTTGAAACCGCGCGTGGTCACAATCCGCGGCCGTGTCGTGCAGCACGACGGGTCAAGCTCGCTCGAACTGGCGTTGCTCAACGACCGGCTCAACGCGATGGTCGGCCAACGCCTTACCCTCCAGGTGGAGGACGCGCTCGGGCGACGGCAATCCGACTGCTATCTCTCGAGCCAGATGAGCTGGTCGAGCGATCTCGGCGTCACGGACGTGACACTGATCGTCACCTGCCCGGACCCTCTCAAATACGGGCCGGAACAGTCGTTCCAGGCGTCCTCGTCCACGTGCCTGGTCGTGAACGGCGGCAACGCGCCGACATGGCCGCGGGTCAGGATCGACGGGCCGGTGAAGACGCTCAAGATCCGGCTCTCCGACGCCGGCGCGGATGGCCTGGTCGTCTGGCAGGGGGACGAGAAGGACGGCCTCGACCTCGACTTCCGCGACATGGTCCCCAGCCGCGGCACCGTCACGGACGACCACGCGTTCCCGATACCGCCAGGCACGCACCGTCTGACGGTCGACACCGGAAACATCGACGCGAAGGCCGTGGTGTTGCTGCGGCCGGCATGGAAGTGAGGAAGCATGGAAGCCGCCGAAATGCACGTGTACGACATCACCACCGGCAAACATGTGACGCGCCTGCCGTTCACCTTGTGCTCGTGGCAGGAATCCCGCAACCGCGAGGGCGGCATGAGCGCCGAACTCGCGATGACCGACGTGCTGCGCGATATGGGGGCTCGGGGACTGCTGCAGCCATGGCGCGTCATCATCGCCTACCTGCCGGCACAAGGGCCAGCTCACGCCGGACCGCTGACGTATGTCAAATGGGCGGCTTCCGACCACAAAGTCACCCTGACCGTAGGCGGCGGTCTCACTCTCCTGACGAAACGCCTTGTCATCGGCCGCCAGCTCGCGGCGTCCTGGCGCGACCACAGCGTCGTCGTGGACGAGCAGAAGCCAGCCGGCGACCTCGCGCTCACCCTGCGCGGCCCGTACTACAGGGACATCGCCTGCCAGCTGGTCGACGAGGCCCTGCAGTGGGGCATGCTGCCGATCACCCTGCCCGGATTCGTCCGCAAGGGCAGTCTGACCCGCACCTACTACGCGTGGGATCTGGCCACCGTCGCCGACCGGCTCACCGACCTGACCAACCTCGAGAACGGCATCGAGATACGCTTCGCCCCTCGCATCAGGGACGATGGATCCATCACATTCGACTTCACCGCGACCGACCAGACGCTGGCCGACCGGGCAGCGACAGATCGATGGAACGCCGTCATCCCGGACAGCCGGATCATCCTCGATTCCCTCACCGACGACGGAGCCGACCTCACCTCGCAAGTCTGGCTCACCGGCGGCAAGGACAACGACAAAACGCTCATGTGCCGCAGAAGCACGGAACTGCCACAGAAACGCGGATGCATGTTCATGCAATCCGTCGACACGGAGCACACGACCGTATCGAGCATGAAAACACTGCAGTCACACGCCGTATCCGACCTGCGCAGACACGCCTTCCCAGCGGAAACCTTCGAATTCCGCGTGGGCGAAGAGAGAGCGCCGCACGTGGGCGACAACATCGACGTGACGGTCTCCGACGACTTCATCGGAGCGTCCACGCTGCACGTCACCATCACCGACGTGTCGGGCACGTCGGATTCCGACTGGGTGACGGTCGGCGCTCAGGAAAGGAGCTGACATGGCTGATGACGATACCATCGCTTCGATGGAAGCGTCCCAAGGGACCGCGCTGTGGCTGGGCGACGGCACGTGCGCGGGCGGCGGCGCGTCCGACGCGGCACACCGGTATTCCACTCTCACGAGCAAGGCGCTCGGACTCGTGGAGGAGAACCACGCCGCCACGGGCGTGGGATTCGCCACGAAGCCGGACATCGGCTCTCAGGTCGACGCGGCCTCGAAGCTCGGTTTGGCCGGCGTGGCGTACGTGTTCCTCATGGCCGGCATCACGGACTCCTACGATTCACTCGGCAGCATGCGCTCCGCCACGGCCGCCGCCGTCCGCGCGGCGGCGAAGGCATGGCCCGGGGCCCACGTGGTGGCCGGCGTCGCGCCGGGCTGCCTGACCGGCTTGGACGACGCCGCGCTCGAACGCATGGAGCTCGTGTGGACCGCGATCCGCCTGGGCGCCGGGGACGCGGGCGCGCTCGTGTGCGATGGATTGTGGAAGGTGTGCGGCAGCGACCCCGCGCTGTGCTCGTCGGGCGGGCTGCCGAACGACGACGGGCACGCGCTGCTCGCGGAGTCCATCGAGGCGTCGGTGCGCGAGGACCAGGGCGAGCCGTTGGACCAGCCGGTCGAGAACCTGACGCGCGTGGTCACGTCGGGCGGCGGGGACTGGCTGTCGCGATCCCTGCGGGAGTCCAGGAGGCGCGAGGCCGAGAAAAGGGAGGCGAACCGTCCGACCGGCACGGAGCTCTCGAACATCACGTCGAAGCTGGAGGACGTGACGAAGGGGCAGGCCCTGATGCAGGCCATCCAGCAGCAGATGCTCGACCAGCTGCAGCGGCAGCAGAAAATGCTCGAATCCCAGCAGCAGCAACTCAAGCAGCAGCAGGACGCGCTCGCCGGCCAGCAGGACCAGCTCCGCCAGCAGCAGGCGTCCCTGCAGTCGCAGCAGAAGCAGTTGGAATCGATCGTGGGCCAGCAGGGCGAAACGGTGGCGTCCCTGCAGACGGTGACCGCCGACCTGCAGAAGCAGGCGCGGAACACGGGCGTACTGCTGAACTGGTGCAACGTGCAGTTCGGGTCGATCTCGAGCTATGTGGAAGGCTACGTGCCCGGCTCCAAGCCGGCGCTCGAATAGACGGGAGAAACACGTATGGCGACTGTGGGCAGGAGGATCGGGCGTCTGGACGTGCGCCTGGTGCGCGGGGACAGCGAACGATTGGGCGGCCGGTGGCGGCAACGGTATCCGGACGGGACCGTGAAGGCGGTGGACCTGTCCGCGTGGAGCGGGCGGGTCGAATTATGGTCGCCGGACAACTTCGAGCGCTGGTATTCGACCGCGTGCGGGGAGATGACCGCGGATGGGTTCGCGGTCGCCTATATTCCGCCGTCGGCGTTCGCGGACGACGTGTGGCGGCAGCGCAGGCACGGCCAATGGAAGGTCGTGGTCAGTTCTCCGGATGGCGGCACGGTGCACACGATCGGCTGGGGATACTTCACATTGAGCGATTAAACGGAAGGCAGGAATCATGGTGGATCAGATCGTGGATCTCATGGAGGCGGGCATGCCGGTCTCGTCGGACACGGAGGCGGTCGCGGCGGCCGTCGGCGGCGCGGCGGGACTGGAGGCCGGCAGGAGGGGCGCCGTCCTCGAGTTGGATGGGGTCAACGGCCGGCTGGCGGACGAGCAGGCCGCGCGCCGGGCCTTTGACGCGCGCCTGGAATCGGCCGACCGGGCTTTGTCGGCCCGCGTAGACCAACTGCTCAAGGCTCCGCCCGCCGGGGGCTCGGGCGACGAGGTCCGCGACGCGCGCGTGGACTGGCATGGCGGGTCCCACGCGAACCTGGGCGACGCGGTCCGCTCCCAGACCCGCGGCAACGCGGACAGCCTGGGCATGACCGGACTCCCGGCACTGGACCTGTCGATGGACTCTCGGCATGTGCTGGACAACGTGCCGGTCCACAAGGGCAGGAACTTCTCTTTTTCCGGCGACAACGGCACGGTGGACGATTTCGGGTCCCATCTGATGGACTCGGCCATCGCGTCGATCTCCAATCCGATCCGTGTACGCGACCCTGACGGGCATCCGCTGCTGCGCAACCTGTATGTCATGGGCGTCTCCACGTCGGACCATGTGTGCGCCGTTTGCTACGGGCGGGACGGGTCGTACCTGCGGCCGATCCGGGCGAATGCCCTTCCCTCTCCCTTGGTCGGCGATGACGTCCATTGGATGGCCCTGGTCGAGTATTCGAACTATCCGCAGCAAAGATGGACCCTGACGGCGAGGAACCTGGAATGGCTCAACCGGAGCCACATGGACGAGCCGACCCTGCCCGCGCCCATGGACGTGGAGGTCACGACCCGGGACCCGTTCGACTCCGCCGAGACCATGCCCGGCATGATCGTCGACGTCGCCGACGGCCCCGCGTGCACGGTCGACGATTGGAGGGACCACCTCAAGGCCGTCGGCAACGCGACGGTCACCGGCCCGATCCGCGTGCGCTACCGCAACGGCAGCCCTGTGTGGCCGCTGATGCGCCTCACCGGCCAGCAGGCGGACGACGCGCGCGGCTACCTCTACTACGGGTTCGACCGGGACGGGCGGCTGCTCGGCCGGTACGACCTGGCCAATTGGAAGAGGCACCGGGGATTCGACCCGGACGTGCATTACGCGTGCCTGATCGCATACAAGGACGTCGCCCGCGCCTGGGACGTCGGATCGATGCGCCTCGACTGGCTGCGCGCAGGCGGCGACGAGAGGGAATACACGGTCGGGACGGGAGGCGACTGGACGTCGCTGACCGCGTGCCTGCGGGCGCTTGCCGGAGACACGAGCTCCAAGACGATCCGCATCCTGCCCGGCGAGTATGACGTCTTCTCCGAGCTCGGGGGCAAGGACAGGTGGGGCTCCTACCGGGGAAGCGACAACTGGCGTGACGTGCAGCCCGTCGTCCCGCCGAACACGCGCCTGACCGGCGTCGGTCAGGTCACGCTGCGCATGACCCCGTCCAAGGACGAGATCAGCCAGAAGGCGTCGACGCTGCTCAGCCCGCTCAACGTCTCCGGGACGTGCACGATCGAGAACCTGCGGATCGTGGCCAGGAACTGCCGGTACGCGATCCACGACGAATGCTCCGGACGCGCGGAGTTCGACAACGCGACGCATATCTACCGCAACATGGTCTGCGAGAAGCAGGCGCCGGACGCGGGCTGGGGGTACGGGCAGACCATCGGCAGCGGCGAACCCCGGAACGGGAGCATCCTGTTCGAGGACTGCGAGATCCGCGGCGCGAGCCCGTACACGATCCACACCAACGTCAACCAGGCGGGCGACCGCACGCTGCTCACGTTCCGCCACTGCCTGATCGAGGGTGGCGAGGGACAGGCGGTGGGGCTGTCGACCAGCTGGAACAACCTGGCCGAGAACCACGCCCGCTTCGATTCCTGCCACCTCGTCGGGGCGATCCGCACCTACAACGAGCAATCCGACAGCGACAAACCCAACTCATGGCGGATCACCATGCTCAACTGCAACAAGGACGCGCAGGTCACGCACACGAACGTGAACATGCTCCAACCCACCATTCTCAACCCCATCGGTTGACACACGACGAACGCAAACACCACGAAAGGAACAACAATGAGCGAACAGATAGTCGACCTGATCGAAGCCGCCATGCCCGGGCCTCGGGGGGTCTTGTAAGGAGATGCAATGTGATTAAGCATTGGAGGCATCATGCCACCGCTTGACCTCTTCTCAAGCAGTGAATTCTGGACGGCGGTGATCACCGCCCTCGTCGGCAGCGGTGGAGTGGGCGCCATCATCGGCGCCGTCTCCTCGCGTCGCAAGGACGCGGCGCAGATCGCCGCGCAGGCGTGCGACATCCTGACCGATTCGGTCATCAAGCCATTGCGTGAGCAGGTGGACGACCAGGAGGAGCAGATCGAGCATCTGGAGAGACAGCAGCGCAAGTACTTCGCGTTGGCTTCGTACACTCGCCGTCTTTTCCATTGGCTTCAGGAGCTTTGTGAGATCACCGACCCCGCGTTCATGGCGCGCCATCCGAAACCGGGCCTGCCGGACGAGCTGCGCGCCGACATCGCGCCCGAGACCGTCGCGGCGCGGGATGCTGGCTGATGCGGCGGCTTGCCGCCCACCTCGCATCACATCGCCGAATGCGATTTTCAACCATAGGCCACCCATTCCGGGCGGCCTTTTCGTTTGCCCGGGAAACCGGGCGGGAAGGAGAGGAATTTGGGTATCCTCGACAAAAGCAAACACAAACACGGACGCCTGCACCGGCGCGTGGGCATGACGCTGACCGCGCTCGTCGCCGCGGTCTCCATGTCGTTCGCCCCTGCGGCGATGGCCGACATGCAGGGCATCGACGTGTCCAACTGGCAGTGCGGCATCGACATCGCCAACACGCAGGCCGACTTCGTTGTCGTCGGCACCACATGGGGCACGGGACAGGTGTATAACAATTGTCTCGTGTCCGGCGTCAACACGGACGCCAACCGCATGATCGCCCAGGCGCAGGCATCCGGCAAGAAATTCGGCCTGTATCACTACGCGATGGGCGGCAACCCGGAGGCCGAGGCCCGCTTCTTCTACACGAATACGTCGAACTATTGGCGTCACGGCATCGTGGCGCTCGACTGGGAGATGGACGACAACCCCGCATGGGGCAACTGGGATTGGGTACGCCGCTTCCTGGGCGAGTGCGAACGGCTTTCGGGCGGTGTGCGCCCATTGCTGTACACCGGCCCGGTCGCCGGCACCATCCCGCAGGACATCCGCGACCGGTACGGCCTGTGGATCGCCCAGTACGCCAACATGAACCCGACCGGCTATCAGGCCAATCCGTGGATGATAGGCGCATACGGCGAGGCCATGCGCCAATACAGCGGCACCGGTGTCGTCAACACGTGGAGTCCCATCGACCTCAACATCTTCCGTGGCGAGGCATGGCAGTGGGATCTGTACGCCAACCCGACCGGCGGCTCCACACCCCCGGCCACACCGGCCGCGCCCGCACAGCCGAACACTCCCCCGGCCGACACCAACACGGGTGGCATCAGCCACGTCATGCAGTGGGGCGAGACCATCTGGGGACTCGCCGTAGCCTACAACGCATGGCCCCTGTCCGCATGGTACACGCCAAGCGGTGACATCAACCGCTACTACGTGGGCGATGTCGTCACCTACGGCGGGGGCTCCGCCCCCGCACCGTCCGACGGGGTCTCCAAGACCATCCAGTACGGTGACACGGTATGGGAGTTCGCCACCTCCCACGGCTACAGCGTCAACCGCTGCACCGTCCCCTCCGGCAACATCAACGTCTACTACCCCGGTGACGTGGTGACCTGCCGCTAAACCAACCGATGCCGCCGTCACCCCGACGGCGGCACCACCCACCATCATCATCCTTTTTTGATCGGAGCAAACATGACCGACAGCAAAACCCCGGCCGACACCGGCGAAACACTCCCCGGCCCCGACACGGGCGACTGGCCCGAAACCGCCGACGTCACCCATGACGTGCCCGACTGGCTCATCCCCAGCCGCGTCTACGGTGTGCTCAAATGGCTCGGCCTCATCGTCCTGCCAGCACTCGCCCTGTTCGTCAACACGGTCGGCCCCGCATGGGGCTGGCCCCACGTGGACGCGATAGTGACCACCCTCAACGCGCTCGGCATCCTCGCCGGCGCGCTCATCGGCGTCAGCGCCATCAAACAACGCCTCGACCGCACCGCATGACCACATATAGTTCGGCCCCGCCCGGCATCGCAGGCGACTCGAATAGAGTCAACCTGCGGCCGGACGGGGCCGATTTCGCGTTGTGGCAGAGGGCTTCGCGGGCTCGATTTTTGCCCACATTTTGCCCACATT